GAAGAAGAGGAAGAAGAGGAAGAGGAAGAGGAAGAGGAGGAAGAGGAGGAAGAGGAAGAGGAAGAGGGTGAAGAAGAAGAGGGTGAAGAAGAGGAAGAGGGTGAAGAAGAGGGGGAAGAAGAGAAACCCCCTCCACAGAAAGGTGGCAGACGCCGAACCCTCTCTAAAAGAAAACAAACAACAAGGGTTCGCTCTAGACTACGTCCTCTCCGACGCATTCGCATCATCGACTCGAGAAAGACCCGAAAACACTCAAAACAATCAGCCAGACAAACCAGAAAGCCATAATAAAAGCCAAAACCACTTGGAATACCCATCTAGCTCCTTAGGAGAAGACACACGTACAAATCTCTCCATCGTCTGTAAAACACACGCCGCAATTAAATTCTGATCCTTCCCTACGAAGCGTCCTTCTGTAACATACTTTGTAAACATCGCATCATAGGTTCCAGACCACCAGGTCCATGCCTCCGCATCACCTGCTTGAATGCCTCCGCCAATCCGGTTAACAGCTGAGAAGTCTGTATCCACAGCATCACCCTCTTTAAAATCAACAACCTGAAGAACAGTGATCTTTCCAGCCTCAATACGCTCGGCCACGGGAAACTGGGCCACAATAGGTGGAAGCCAATTCTCAAATCGCAGTATTCCTGCGTCGCACCAGACGAATTTCTCGGCACCGAATGCCTTTAAAGCAATTGCACGAAGTACGAACTCCTTTTTTTCATACCACATGCAATACAATTCGGGGCTATGCCCGGCCTCCGTGTCCATGGCTTTCGCATCTATCCATACCTGTGCACCCCATCGTTTTATCGCTGTAAATTCCTGAAAGGGCCAGCCAATAATCATCGTACGATCGGGCCAGGCCTCACGAAGTTGGGCAAAGAGACCCACGAGAGCAGGTTCGGTAAATAGAACAAGCTTGAAAGATGTCGACCTGAAAAAAGGTTCCATCCATTTTACATAGGTCTCGACGGAATGCTTTGAAGGAATGCGGTAGAATGCGGAGACAACGCACACACTCATTGTCCTTTTATGGGGTCTACCGATTAAGTCCCTCTCCATAGTAGATGGGTGAAGAAATTCTCCTCGAACGGCAAAGTATACTTGATCACTATAGAAAAAAAACAGGAAATCCCTCTGATCTTCCCCCCTTTTCAGAGGATAGTCGCACAATCCAAGAGACAATTCAGAAACTCCTACAACTCTACAGGATTCGCCCCAACTCTGACTGGGAACGAAATATACGCAGTAATATCGCAGCACCCTATTGGCGGCTACGTGAATGGATCTTTACACAGGTATTATATTCCATGCCCGAGGATCCCAAAATTATTCTTCACATGTTTGGAAGCACAAAGCCCACTTCAGATATTGATGTTACAGTTGAAGCACCCTACGCATCCGATTTTATTCGTGCACTGGAGAAGCAATGGGCCTTCCTCACTCAAACATCAACCATCCAATGGGCAGTGGAGTTCTATGGAGATTTCTTGATGTTTACCAATCAAAAGGGTGCTGAAACATATATAAATACAACGAGATTTGATTCAATTAACGATAAAGATATCCTCGTCTATGTAGGCGTAAGTATTTTACGAAATGCAGGAACCTTAGAGTTTTCTGAATTGAATAAAATTTTGAAAGCTGCCACCTCATTCACTGGTGAAATATTAAATGACTACCCTATATTACTTGATGATAACTGGAAAACAGTAGCTAAAGAGAAGTATTTTGCCTATACTACATTAAAAGAACAAGAAAAAAGAGAAATGTATTATAAGAGTCTGAAAGAAGCAGAAACATTACGCGATACAATATACTCTTCAAATTCTGAAAAAACAAAAGGAATTTTTTTAGCATTATGTGAAGCAAATATGTATAGAAATGAAAACTATATTTTACCAAGCACAGTAATTCATGTCGTAAGAGACATACAAGCACATTCTAACAGCCCAACGAATGACAAGTGTTCCTTGTATGAGAAAAAACTAGCATCCTGTGCCCTCGGTCCCTTTACATACCTCTGTAGTGCCCTTGAACAGATAGGATATATGCATAAATATGAAAATAATCCAGAGAAATACAATAAATATTATTACCGGTATCGAAAAGGGATGGAACACGTGCTCGAGGATAAGCTTATAAAAAGTATTGGTATTTCTGAGAAGGGATATAATTTATTTACAAAAAACAGACCTCCTGTCTCGGTTAGACCTGGATCTCCATATAATAATGGGGATCCTCTATCTCCCTTTGCTACCCCTCTATCTCCCTTTGATAATAGTAACCCTATAGAAGGGGGTAAACGGAGAAAGACACAGCGACGCAAAAGGAAGAGCCAGTCTAAACGCCGACGCTCAAAAACACGTAAATGAGCACGTGCAAACTCGTCGTCTGTGTATGTACCCACCCAGAACTTCTCCCTTACCAAGCCGCCACTCTAAAAAAGTTTCTCAAGCAGCCAGTTGATCTCTGCATTGTAGATGACAGCAAAGATGAAGCCACTTCATCTGAGTTCAAGAAAATATGCGACACATACGCCTTCGAGTACATTCGCAGTCCCCTCCATCATCCTCTTCGTGAGGCCCCTTCAATGCGCCACGCAGATACTCTTCAGCACGGATTTGCGACGATGAAGACTCCCACGGACACCTATCTCGGCACAATCGATGCCGATCTTTTTCTTGTAAGCCCTCTCGACCTCGATGTCGCTCTTCAAGAAAAAAATATGCTCTGCGTACGACACACACGAGAGCATATTTATTATTTTTGGCCAGGCCTCTGCATCTGGAGGCTGGCAGATCACCCCACCCTCCACACTTTCAAATGGGACATTGGAGAGGACAAGGGAATTCGTATGGATACTGGAGGCACAACATATTACTACTGGCTTCAACACCAGACCAAAACAAAGACCCTGGAGATAAAAGAGCATCAGTTTCTTCATATTCCTCGCCAAGAGTGGGGCCCTCTTCTACTCACTCTCCCTCCGCCTCTTTTAGAATTCTGTGTCTTTGATATCCAGTATGCAGATAGTGTAGGGGTGAAGTGGTGGTCCGATCTCTATGTCTGTCCAAACAATACGTTCACTTTTTTCCATCTCCGAGATATAACAAATTGGCAGGGCATCTCTGCAGACTATCTCAAAACAAAATGCACATACTTTCTTGAAGCCCTCACAGTAGTTCTAAGAACTTGAACCACGTTCCATCCACCTTCCCATCTTCCTTCCAGAGTAAAAATAAATCGGGTCTCTTATATACACAGCGGGAAGTAAGATGCTGATCCGAAATTGTAGGAATACCTGCAGCAGTGTACTCGAACACAGTGACTTCATAAAGACCAATAAACTCTTTCCATGCCCCACGATCTCCAGCTAGAATGCCGCATGCAATAAACTCATCTGGATACTGATAAAACTCCCTCTTAACTGGCTCTTTAATGCACTGAAGATACATGCGACCCTTCTCATAGGTGGTCACGCGACGACCTAGTTCCTTCGCTACTTCTTCACACCCATCATTTCGTATGCAACCCGCGTCGCACCAAATAAATGCACTGGCCCCAGTCTCAATCTCCATAACGCGGCGAATAAAATGGCGCTTTTCATACCAGATCATGCCGAGCTCGGGTGTATGATACCGCTCAGGATCACGTACGTACTGAATATGCCAGAAGTCTCGGCCCAGTTGCAGGGCACTCAGTTGCTCGAACGGAAGAATATGAAATTGGATACGAGAGATATCCGTGAGAGACTCTAGTTCCTCACGCACATCCTCCGTTGTAAAGAAGTGGACAGGTACGGTGTTACTTGCAGCAGCCCGAAACCAGCTGAGCAGATAAGGAAGATACCATTCATGGGGCTTCTTACTCGGTATTTTATAGTACGCGGAGACAATGCACGCCATAAATGGACTATATGCGCCAACTTTAGACCTAAAGTAGCCGAGTGAAGTATCCACAATGATTACAGTTCTTATACCCTTATACAATGGCATTGAATACTTAGAAGAAGCAGTAAGGTCTGTTCATCTTCAGATCTACACAGGCTGGACCTGCATCGTAGGAGTGAATGGGCACGGAGAAACAGGTGGCGAAGTCTTTGAAAAAGCAACCGCGATCATCTCTTCTCTAAAGGACCCCCGTTTTTCAGTTATCAATTTACCAGATGTTCGTGGCGCCCCCGATGCGATCAATGCTCTTGTAGCACGCTCTACAACACCATGGGTTGCCCATCTAGATGCCGATGATACATGGCAGCCGATGAAACTCCACTGTCAGGTAAACACCCTCCAGATTAACCCCGTTATTGATGTGATTGGGACATACTGTAGCTATTTTGGAACCATGAAGGGATCTCCTAATATTCCAGGAGGGTTCGTGCCTCCTGATACCTTTACAATGATGAATCCTATGATCCATAGTTCTATTCTAATCAAGAAAGAACTCGCACACTATACGAATGAATTTGTAACCTACGACTACGATTGCTGGTTACGAAATCTAATACAGAATAAAGTCTTCTATAATGTGCCTCTTCAACTAACCTATCATCGTGTCTACGACGAGTCCCATTTCAATGCATCTGGAAAACAGAATCCAGGTCTAGTTCGCCTCAAGTATCTCGGACGCGCGTAAGATCGATGGATGAAGGCGAGCAATTCGTGAAAGAAGTGTCTCGGCATCAAGTGCTTCGTGTTTGAAGTCTGCGGCCGCTGTGAGCACATAGATCCAGTCTATAGTAGAAAACTTCTTTATAAGTTTGGAATAATCTCTCTTTCCTGAGAGAAACCATGCATCCACTTCTGTCTGCGTCTCGATTGACATTTTATCACGGAGAATAGGGTCTGTCCAAAAAGAGGCAATACAATGGAATAGATCCCTACCTGTTTTTGGACACGGGTCGTTTTGTGGTAAAATATCTTTTGCAAGATTGAGTCTCGTTATTCCCTTCATATTTCCCAGACACGCAAATCCAAAGTCCATGAGCACCAATTGAAATGGGCATTCAATGGTATAGAGAGTTGTTCCAACAACAATAGAGTATGAAATTGGCCTGGAACGGATAAAGACATTGTCTGTTTTGAGATCTCTGTGATCAAACTTTATCTCTTTCTGTAGAATGCTACAGAGTAAAGCGAGCTGAGAGAGCATCTGAAAGAATACGTGATCGGGTGTAGTGCTTTTTAGAATATATTCATATGGAAACACGCCGCGTATATATTCCATACTAAAACAGACACGTCCACTTCTCCGAAAGATATCATATACCTTTGGAACAGCGGTCTCCATACCATACTGCACCAGTGTCTTTCGTACAAGCCATTGAACTAGCGCTTCTTGGCCGAGCTGCGAATATTCACGAATGGGCCTCTTCACCATAACAACGCGCTGAGATGTTGATGTTTCTCTTATACTTTTAATAAGATATCCATATCCTCCCTGAAAGGAAACAGACTGATAGGTGAGGACTGCATATTTATTTCGTTTTGAATCGAGAAGGCATCCATTTGGATCTTCGACTGGAAGAATAACTCCAGACAGATCAACGGATTCATCCTTTTCAAAGGATATACTTGTAAAAATATGGAGTTCGTCCAGCGGATAGATGGTTTCTCCCATCATCTATATATATGAGTTATTTTAATAAGACATTAGAGAGCTCTGCTATCGATCGAATTCCCTTATTTGTGAGTTCAACTGCAGAGACTTCATTCGGATGTTCGTTATATGTAATCCCCCCGTACCGTTTTGAAAAAGAGGTAGGTGGAGAGGAAAAGAGAACTCCATTTCGTATGTCGTACCAGCGCACTTCACATTCTTTCATTTCAGGACGCGACTCATTCTTAAAGAGTGGAAGAGGCACATAATGTGTCTGCCATGTCCAAAAAGGTAGATCGAGAGTATCAGGATTAATGCGGCAACGGTCCACCCAACGATCTGGAAGTGAAGAGGCTGGAATAGGCCACCATCCTTCCCGAATATGATAGGACTTCCAGAGGCTGGGTCTGGCTTTCTGATCGAGATGAAAAGATTCGTGAAAAAGTGTCTCCTCTGATTGCGCGGCCGAGTATCCAGCGGGCATGCAGATCAGATTTCCTGCACGCGTGTGGGGAAATCCAGAATCTGCACTGGGATGCAAAATTACAATATTTGCATCTCGTAGCAGATCAGAGGTTAGACAGATTTCACGATGATTTGCATACTCAGTAGGAACAGAAACGGGAGTATACTGATCATGTCCGCGAGCCAGAGAATTTAGCTCATTCTCATAGCATTTCTTTCTGTACGAATCGATCAGTTCGGCTTTACCCAAGAGAACTGCATCCATTGCTACTTCTAACTAGTTTCCTTCTTTTGAGTGGCCTTTACTTTTGCTTTCGTCTTCTCCTTCTTCTTTTCTGCGTTATAGGTTTCGATAATCGTGCGATCGAGCATGAATCGGTCGAGGGTGCCTTGGACCGCTGGCTTCTTTACTGTGGCAGCAGTCGTTACTGTGGCAGCAGTCGTTACTGTGGCAGCAGTCGTTACTGTGGCGGCAGTCGTTACTGTGGCAGCAGTCGTTACTGCTGCAGAAGAAGACCGTGTAACAACACGAGGCTCCTTAGGGATCACGGTAAATCCCGCAGACTTCGCAATATTCACAAGCCCATCGCATGCATTGAGCGCATCGCGAAAGAGAAGCTCTCCTGCCAACCACTCTCTGTCTTCTGTAGACCCCTTCTTGTATCCTGGGATCTCCTCTACACAGAGCGAGAAGAGCTGCGAAAGCGGATTCAGCAGCTGGTGCTCGATATAATACTTCGTATCCAGCTTCATCCCATTCTCCTTCGCATATGGTGGGTGCTCAATGCGATCCCCCTGCAGTGCGGTTGTCCTATTCTCTGGGCAAACATACACATAGGGAATACGATCTCCAGATGCGGGCGCATTTCCAGGATCTCTCTCCGCCATCCGATTCGCCAGCATCTTGTGAGCCGGTGGAGTCGGTGTCTTGTACTCCGCCCTTAGCGACTTACTAATCGTAAGCTGGCTCATACTCATCTTTCCCCGCACCATCTCCATCACCTTCTCCCGCACAAAGCTCGCCGCCTTTGCCACATCCTTCTCCGTGAGCAGAATACGAATCGCACCACCATAGATCAGCTTTACCACGGGCGCATTGTCTCGCCGCTTCAGCGCAATACCCATGCTCGTCTGCGTGTAATGATCCGGATCCTCCTCATACTTATTTCCCACATACCGCTTCTTGCTGAAGATGATAAATGGATAGAACACCTTATCATACTCAAAGTCGTGCGGCGGCTTGAGAGCTTGTGTCACCAGCTTTCCAGCCTCCTCTGTGAGTCGCATTGTGGCTTCGAGCGCCGCCTTCCCTTCGAGAGGCTTGCCATCGGCCCCCTTCGGGTTGAAGTTGATGAACAAGCTGTCCGTATCGCCATACACCGTCTGAGCACCCTCATAGAACCGCTCAATGATGCTCTTGGCGAACATGATCTGCTTGCGACCATACGCCGTCACCGATGCAGCCAAGTGTTGAAGACGGATCTTGAAGGTCGGGCTGCCCAGCTGCCCATACAGCGAGTTCGCTGTGAGCTTGTACGCCAACTGCTCTGCATCGAGCAGAGCCTTTCGGAAGACGTCGGGCTCCTTCTCAGCCTCCTTTCTCTTGGCCTTTCGGGCCGCCAGAAGCTTTCGAACAATCGTCGGCAATGCGCCCTTGTACTCACCGACCTGCGCATAGCGGCAGATACGCTGGCCCTTCACCACCTTGCGCGGGTGCTTCTTCATATCGTCGTCCGGATGAGGTCCCCAGATGTCGAACTTGATATCGGTGTACAAGAGTCCTGGCTCCTTGTACTTCTCAGCCTCCGCAGATCCGAAACTGTAGCCAATGAACTTTCCATTGAGGTCCAGGTCCATCGCCCACACAATGCTATCGTGGCTGATGTTCTCCGACTCGATTGTCGATGGATAGAGAGAAGCAAAGTCCGCAACACCCACAGGTGCATCGAAGTAGAAGCCTGGTGGATTCGGGTCCAGCACAATTGCACCCTCATACGACTCTTCGGCAGCCCCGTCCTCTCCAGGCTTCCGATTCGGGTTTGGGAGAACCTCGATGAGCTGATTCGAGCCATAGCACTCCTTGAAGATCAGGCTCTCGATCTTGATGCCCTGCCCCCTTGTGAAGATGTAGGCAACAGGGACAGGGCAGGTATTTGCCATTGCCATAGCATTGTTGAAGACCTCCAGCTTCTTGTACAGTTCGTACACCAAGTCGCAATCCTGAATACAGTAGGCAGCAATTCGAGCACGACCTGCGGATCCCCCCTTCTTGTGCAGCGTGAAGATCTCCTTCGGCGACACATCGTCCTTTACAACGGCCCACTTGATTGCCGAGGAAACAGCAATGCACTCATCCTCATCCTCTGGCATCCGTACCGTAATCGACTTCTTGGCCTGCACAGAGAGAACCTGCAACTTATCTACGACAACGTCGCCGGTCTCATCGAGAAGAACGATGTAGCGGCCAGGGATTACATCGCCGGTAGAACTCGTCTTCAAAGTCCAGTTATCACCATCCACCTCGACCCCAGCCAGCTTTCCGCTCATAAAGTGCTGGCACACGGAATCCAGCTTATACGACGGCAGATTCACATTCCGCTTGATGTAGTGGTACAAGTCGATCTGGACACGGCCATGAGACGACCACGTGTACAGAGTATTGTCGCCCATCGCCGAGCTGCTCAAGAACTTCTCATCGAGCTTCACGGGCCGATCGAGGTCAGCAAGCCGCGTGAATCCCTGGATATCGGATGCCGTGGCCATCTTGAAATGCTCAAACCGCTTCCAGAGATAACGCTCATCAAAACCAAAGATGTTATAGCCGGTGAGAATATCGGGGTTCCACTCCACCATTGCGGTAGCCCATGCCTTCAACATCTCCTTCTCGCTCTCAAAGCTGTAGACGCGTGCCCCGGGAACCTCGTCGCATGAATCGAGTACGAAGATATGCTTTTCTGTCTCGCGCCCTGGCTGGATGAGAACAACACCGATCTGGATCACGGGGTCCTTCTCGGGAACAGGAAAGTCGCCCGACTCGCTATAGCACTCAATATCCCACGCTGCGATCTTGAAGGGCGCCGCAGGAACGGGTGGAGAGGTTACGGGCTTCACGTCCTCCCAGTGGCAGTCAAGAAAGCCATTCTCGTCGGGCTCTCCCGGGACCTCGACCCATCCGCAGGGCGAAATATTCTGGACGTGGAAGAAACGGAGCATGGGATCCAGAGTTGCATCGTAGACGGTGAGGGCGGGGCTGAAAGGAAAGATCACATTACCACCCGCATCGGTTGTCTTGGATGTTTCGGGATCCAGAAAGATCTTCTTCAGAATGCGATAGGCCTCCATGCTCGGAACACTGAGCTTCGCATAGGTGGAGAGCTGATTGGCCGTGTAGCCGTAAAGTGTCTTCTTCTGGACGAACTCAATCTCCAGAAGCTCCCAGAGACTCTTGGCAGGAGGAGGCTTTCCCCCCTGTTCCTCCTGCTCCTCGCGATTCACGAAATCATACTCGCACTGTGCAATCCTCCCAGCAAGTGCCTTACGGAAGGCGTTCTCCTTTCCCTTGGGAATACTGCCGACGAAGAAGTAAGGCCGAAAGCCACCGACTGAAACACGAACGGGCTTTCCTTCGGCGGTTGTGCCAAAGAGATGAATGCTGTAGTTTCTCCGAGCGAAGTGCTGCTTGTTGAAGCCCTTCTCACCCGTCTTCCGACGTTTCCGAGATAAGAACTCATCATCGTCCTCCGCCAGGTCCGTATTCAGATAATGAACTTGCAGAGTAGTTTCATCTTCTGAATCAATATGAAGTGTGTCGGGAAAGGAATCAAGGATGTGAAAGAGAACCATTGTTGTTGTGTGAGAAAAAAGGATCCTTTTGCCTACGCCAATTTTACTGCCTTCGCTTACCATAGCGTCGTGTCTTTTTCTTGTGCTGCGCACCTTTGTGCTGCGCACCCCGCATAAGAGAATTAAGAAGAGTCTTACCTCTTGTTTTTATACGCCGCGTCCCCCTCCCTTTCGTGGGTGTAATATCTTTCCAGCTGTCTGGAGGGGATAGGCTATCCCCCATCAGCTCCTCAATAGTGTGAGAGCGCACAGCAGTGTTCATCTTATTCCGCAGCTTTGCAGCCTTTGCCGAAAACATTCCAGAAGGTGGTGCCTTGAGCATCTTCTTTAGGGCGTCCAGGTCTCTCGCTGTTTCACTCGGGAGAGCATTTTTCCCTTGAGAAAAGGTTGCAGCATTCCCATCTTTTCCTACCACGAGTATACTGGGATACCCGTCGAGGTTCACATTGCGCTGGCTTGTATTTGGGAGCTGATCATAATGGACACTAGCCAGTTTATTCATGGAGACACCCTTCTCCTCTTGCTCTTTGAGCCACTGCATAATAAGAGACCAAATATCTTTCTTATACGTCTTACAATGACCGCACCAATCCGCATAGACTAGGACGATGGTGATTGGGCCAATGGAAAGAGTCTTTTCAAACTCATCTATATCTTTATCTGAACGTACATCCACTACGGCCATTCCTAAAAAGACCAGAGAAAAAGCGACGAACTAACTGATGACTAAGAAAGCTCTTTGAGCTTTCTTAATTTTAAGTTCATATGGTAGAGCCAATGGCAGATACATCTGTAAATATACTTCTTATAGGGATTGGCCTACTTCTCGTTGCCGCTTATATTGGAGTTTACCTTACATATCGCCAATATCTTCGTGAGCCGTTTGAGTCGAAACCTCAGGAGCTAGCAACCCCTCAGGAGCCCGTGAGCAGCGTGGTTACAGATTTTGTGAGCAGGGACATTCAACCTGATCCTCAACCAAGTCAGAATGCATCTGAAGGAGAAATAAAATTCACCTTCGGAAACCCTATCCAGAGTGTAGACGATTACGAATACAACTTAATCTTCCAAAATGAATCCGATCGTGAACTCACTAAAAGCCTGCGCAATAAACTTATGTCGCAGTACCCCATGCACTTCTCTGTTCTTCCGCCATCCGCCCCCGACTTTGTCGCGAATACCACGGAGGGCTTCCAGAATCAGAATGCGGTGGATACCCTTAAGAAAGAAGTGGATGAACTTCGGTCGGATCAAGCCAAACGCGAGGCCCAGTTACAGGAATCCATTGATATTCATAAAGAAGCCGCGGTGCTTCTATCTGATGCGACGCGCGGAAGCGCTAATCCGTACGCCGCTATCTCAAATACAGCCGTTGTACCCCCGGACACACTCGCAGCGGAACAGCAGGAGCGTAGTTTACTAACGGCGTACCAACCAAAAAAGGCCGGAGACCTCATTACGTACAATGTCGAAGATGCAATGGAAGTGATTCGGAAGATTTATGATAAAAAAGGTGAGATTGCCGACGTGAAGAAGAGAGATAACAATGTCTATGAGATTGTAGGTTCGAGAAAGAAGAATGAAAAAGTTGTGTATGAGGACACCGAGTCCCCTCCTGTTAGCACAAATGCCAATATCAAGGTTCCTACTGCAGTAAATGATCTGAGTTCATCCACGGACCCTTTTTATGAAATGAAGGATCGTAATACAAAACAGGATAAGTGGAATTATCGGGAGTGGACTCCTGGCCTGGAGAGAATGTTTGCGCCGACGGAGCCGAGGGCAAATTGGTATTAAACGGGGGCCGCCTAGATTAGTAGGATGTCGGGTACAGTAGATACAAGAGAGCGAGAGCTTTCACGGAAGCTTGGATGGCCTGTAAAGACACTTCCCGTTGGAGATATCTGGATTGATTTGTCTGGGGGAAAGGGGGGTATTGTAGCGGAAAGAAAGACAGCAGCAGATCTTGAGGCATCCATTTTGGATGGCCGCTACCGTGAACAGAGAACACGTCTTCTCTCCCATTGCCAACTCAATGGCCTCCGCCCTCTCTATATCATCGAAGGTGATCTTGACAGAATGAATGGGCGCCTCACTAAGAAGGCGCTCCAGAAGTATCTTACGCGCCTCACTCTCCGTTATGGAGTCTCTGTTCTTCAGACGGAGTCGACCGACGACACGGCCACTCTTTGTCGTATTCTCGAGGAGCAGCTAAAAGAAGATCCTTCCGTCTTTCTCACAGAGGAGGCGCTCAAGGTTGCCTATACAGACACGATTTCCATTCATAAGCGAGGGAATCGCGAGGACCCCGCCATCTTTGCATCGTCTGTGCTTCAGCAGTGCCCTGGCATCTCGTCGGCGGGCGCCGATGCAATTCTGAAACAGTTTCCCACGCTGTCGCATGTATGGGCTGCAACAGTGAAGGAACTTGCGGACGTCCTCGTGGGGAAACGGAAGATCGGACCGGTGGTTGCGACCCGCCTCCATTCCCTTCTGCACAATCTTACCTAATATTCCACAGATCTGCCACGATATTCCCCGCACCGGACGCCCCCGATGGCACCACCCTTTGCGGCCTTTGAATATCGGAGATGAAACTCGGAGGGGGTTGATAGTCGACGGCGGACCTTGCTGTGGTAGGCGCAGCCACTGCTTCGGGGATCTGAAAGGATATGCGTGATTTCCCTCCACCCTTTTTACTCGTATTTGCAGGAGGCTGCGGGGGCATCATGGCCTTTACAATGGGATTTCTATGAGCAGTGTATTCACTCTCATAATGCTTCCACGAAATATACAAGAGATTTGGATAGGTGAAACGGACTTCAAACTGATTGCCTCGTAGTATATGCACGAGATATACTATACAATCCTCTAGATCAATGTAGGGAACTCCCAAAATAAAAGGTGGTACCGTGTACATCACGTAGCTGGGATTTCCAGGGAGCTGTGAACTGGTATAGATACGATGATGAATCTGCTCTAGAATCTGATTATAGGCCTTGAGTCGTGCAGTATCCCGACGGACTCGTTTCTCAAAGAGATTTTTGGGTTCTAATTTAGGAATAACCACTTGGGATTCACGCGACATCTCTGTTATCGTCGTGGGACATTTATTTTACCATATAAACTTAGAATGGGCGAAGAATCACAGTTAAAAAAAACACTTTCCCTCTCAGATCTTGTTTTTATTGGGGTTGGTTCCATTTTAGGATCGGGTGGATTTAATCTTATTGGCGAAGCCGTAGCAAAAGGTGGAAATCTATGGCCACTTACTCTTGCAGCGTCGACTGCGGTGTTTCTAGGATCTTCCTATACCTATGAAAAAGCGTTTGAAATTTTTAAAACAAATACAGCAGAATCGGATGTAGTGAAGAGCCAGTTCGGAGACGTCGCATCAGGTATAACTGCAACATCCATTCTCATGTTCAATATTATCTCAATTAGCACTATTCTTGTATTTGCGGCACATATGATCTATCCAGATGCATCCTGGCTCGGTCAAGTAAGTTTTGCTATACTTTTTCTATTAGGAATGGCATTCTTTTCCCTACAGGGTATTGAAATAAACAAAGAAATAATCAATCTCTTATCTATACTCCTTATTATTGTATTTGCTGGTATTTCTTTTATCGGCCTTGGTGGAGTTGCAACAAAAGGATGGGTGTCCGTCAATACGCCTACCAGCCCTCAAACCATCGCAATGAGTCTACTTTTCTTCTATTTTGTCCTTGCAGGGTTCGATGCCCTTATTAAATTCACAGAAGAAGCAAAAGATAAGAAAGATATCCCTCGCAGTTTCTATATTTCAAATCTTATATCTGCAGCCCTTACATTAGGTCTCTCTATTGCGGTTGTTAGCTGGATTCATATTAAGAAATCAACTAATCTTACAAATATTATAGGTGATATTTTAGATATATTCTTGGGAGGAAAATCCGCGGAGATCACAAAATATGCAAGCGTGATCTACATGGTTCTAACATCTTTTATCGTCTTTCTAGCATCAACACGCTACCTCTATGGTCTCGGGCAACAATATGATTTTCTAAAATTCTTTACTGATCTTAATGAAGCAAAGGTGCCAACAACCTCTACCTATTTTACAACAGCGGTTGCCGCCACAGGTATTCTTGTGAATCACACAGAAAAACTCGTGAAAATCTGCGATTTTGCCCTCTCCTCTCAGCTCTTTATTGTATCTGCTGCGGCTACGAAGATTGGCTTCGCAGCGGGACAGGTCCCTGTGATCGAGGGACTCACCTCTGCATCACTTTTGGGGCTTATGGCCGCCTCCTTTATCTAAATAATGAGGTGTATACTTCCAAAACGAATAGTTCTGAGTGGAGGAGGTATTCGCGGAGTTGCGCACGCGGGCGCACTTCTTATGTTAGAAGAGAGAGGATATTTGAAACTAGTAAATGAGTACTCTGGAATCTCTGCGGGTGGACTCGTTGCTTTTCTTGTATGTATCGGATACTCGTTCAAACTGATTGCACGTTTTTGCCTCGAAATGGACTTTGGTTCCATCCGCAACATAGGAGACGATGCATTTTTAACTTGCATCGAAACGTTTGGAATTGATGATGGAAAAAATGTGCAGAAGGTGCTAAAACGTTTTCTCACTGAAATGGGCTACGCAGAAACACTCACATTCTCCCAGCTCTACCGACTAAAACCGCAAGCACCGCGACTTCGTATCTTTGCAACAGATCTCAATCAATGCAATGTAAGGGAATTTAGTCTAGTCAAAACACCGAATGTTGAGATTATCACTGCTCTAATTGCATCGTTATCGATCCCTTTCTATTTTCATCCTGTTCGCGATCCTGAAACGGGACATCTTCTTGTGGATGGATCCCTTTTTCAGAGTCTTCCTCTTTTTCATCTAAATGCGGCAGAAAAGAGGACTGCACTCTGTATCTCATTTACAGTGGATCACAACAAAGTAAATGAGATATCTTCTTTACAGCAATTTATTACACAACTCTATGCATCTAGTTATCTCCCCCTTACAGAAGAGATGATACAAAAATATAAGGACCATCTTATTATGATACCTTGTGGCTCCTATCCACTGTGGGATTTTGAAGCCTCTCGTGACGTACGAAAAGATATGATGGAGAAGGCTGCGGCAGCTGTTACGGAGTTTCTGAAGACACAGAAGGGTATTTCTCCTCCAAGACGCTATTCCGTTTCATAATAACCGTTTTCATCGACAAATTTCGTGAGCAGAGTATCCTCCTTTCGCAGAGCAAAACAGTTGCTCCAGAATGCAAGCAGATCATAGGTGCGATCCCACATGGTGCCATTGATCTTGAGAATACGACGTGTTCCAATCTTGTAGACATCAAATCCAGCCGCATCAAGCATCTCCACACAGACTCGAAGCGGCTCCGCTTCCCCAGGGCCACGTGAATCCTTCAGACAGTCGCTTGCCTCAAAAAGAATATAGTGGATCTTGTGCAGGTTCTTCTGTGCGCCACGAAGTACAAGTGTATCATTTCCCTCCGTATCAATCTTGAGATACTTTACAATATATTCTGGATAGTCTTCTAATAGGCTATCCAGTGTTGTCACCGTTACATCTGTAATCTTCTTGCCACCTGCACGAAGTCCACCAAGTTTGTATCCACCCTTGTTCTCAGGCATTCCTTTGTATGTGTAAAACGGAAGAATACCCTTTTTATCGGAGAGAGCCGCTGCATAGAGATCAAATGGGTACGCACTTCTCTTCTCTTCGAGGATCTCGATATTGAGAGGGTTCGGCTCGACCGCAACGAGCCTCGATCTCGTCTCGGTGAGAAGTGCACGTATGCCCTCAAATTCGCCTCCAATATTTGCTCCCACGTCGATCCCGAGTGTGGGAACAGACAGAATGGGTGCATAGGTGATAAGGCGCGACAGCAATTGTTCATGACCTCCCTCTCCTTCAAACTCATGCTTGTGCGTGATATAGTACTCAACCGCTTCCTCCATCTACTATCGAGATCCATCGTAAAAATTGAAGTTCGCCCGCGACCTTAAACATGTACACTAATAACATGGTCCTCACAGTCGAACCGGATGCTCTTCTCGATGTCCTACCCGTGATGATCAACATGGGATATGGGCGAGATGTCTATCGTGCTATTGGTACATGCAAGACGTTCTGGGAGGATAGGTATATCTGGCAGGTTGTGAAGGATATGCGGTTCGGAGGTCTCTCGCAAACACCTCTTATGTTCCATGCATCAGATGGCCCAGAAAAGCATGAGATCCTTAAGGGTCTCTTGAGTCGCAAGGCGAGTCTTAAGACAAAGGACGATGATGGGTCGACTGCGCTCTTCTATGCGAGCAATGCAGATAAGCCCGAGACTGTGAAGTTTCTCCACGGTCTCGGTGCTGATATCAATGAGCCCGATAACGAGGGGGCGACGCCTCTGATCGACTCGGCCTACCTGGGAAATACAGCATCGGTCTCCACTCTTCTCGAACTCGGGGCTAGCACGGCGGACTGGGATAAGAAGCATGGATGCTCGGCCTTTCTCAGTGCAGCCCGCGGATATGGAGTCCCCGGGGCACAGCATAGTTGTATGCAGCTTCTCTTGGAGCACGGTGCCGATGTGAATGAACAGAGTCTCGTAGGAAAGACGGCGCTCATGTATCTGGCGACGCATGCATGGTCTTCACCCGACATGGAGTATCTTATTAAGAGGGGTGCGGGCCTGAACCTCACAGACTATGAGAGTGAAACGGCGCTTCACCGGGCTGTACATGCACACAATGTCTCGTGCGCACTTACGCTCCTTGCGGCGGGTGCAAATCCAAATATGCCCTGCTCGATCGGAATGATGCCGCTTCATTGGGCTGCGTTGAACTGCAATGAATTGCTCGTGGAAGCTCTTCTCTCAGCGGGTGCGGATCCTCTTGCGGAGACGGATGCAGGGAACACGCCGATGGATCTTGTGGAGGAGGAGATGGAGAATCCGAAGACAGAGCGTGAAGAGATTGCAGAGTATCGGCGCATTGCGCGGCTCCTCTTGGAGCATGGCGATGAGGATGCAGATCTTCCTCCGGAGCCTCTTGAATCGCTCTGGCTGGCAGAGATGGACACGATTCAGGTCGAGGAGGATCCGATGTGGCTTTTAAAGGCGGCGCGCCTTGATCGCCTCGAGTATGAGTGCTCTTGTTCTCCTGTAAAGAAGGAGAGTAAGGGAACTTTTGAACATATTATTGAGTGGATTCAGTCGATTGGTGGTACTTAGACACCCCCACCCATCTGCTCATTGAGGAACTTCAGGTAGCCCTCTGTGTTTCTGGCACCCTTGTACTCAACGACATTTCCATCGGGCTTCTGCAGAAGGAATGTCGGAAATCCCTTCACGGGGAGGCCCTCCGCCTTCTCGGGGTTCTTCTCAGGCTGCACCATCTCCACATTCACCTTTTTTCCAGCTACATCGATCGTTCCACTCTGCATGAACTCCGTAAAGTCGGGCTTCGCGGACGTGCAGTGGGGGCACCAGTCGGCGTAGAACATGGTGAAGGTGGGGAGCGAAGGAGGATGCGGGTTCTGGAAGCCTTGCTTAGGCCAGATCTCGAGGCCGCCCCAGATGGTGAGGCCAACGACGACCGCTGTGGCCAGTACGACGATAACAACGGCAAACAGTGTCCAGTTCCACTCCATGATACTACTTAGCGGAGAAAAGAAAAAAAGGGGCGTGTGCCGCATTCTAGACCTTCGTGGTTACCTCCGTGCAAAGGAGCAGGGTTGAGGCATCGTCGAACCACTGAATCTTGGTTACGAGTTTACCTGATACGCCGGTGGGGAACACACTCACGCTCGAGTTCGTGTAGGGGCCGGCAACCAGAGGACAGGCCACCTGGGAACAGAGGTCCTCTGTGGTTGGCGAGAAGGGGATTCCGTTGAAGGAGAGGCTGTACTTGGCCGTGCCATCTGCAACTGTGGTCCCTGCGGGAATCTCGGCGGAGAGGCTGAGCGTGGCATTCTCACCGGGAACCACAGGGCTGGGTAGAAGTGAACCTGATACGAAAGTGAAGAGGGACTTGCCCGAGGAGCAGTCGCGCACGGTATTCTGGGCTTTCACCGAAAGGGCTAGGAAAGCAAGGAGGAGTGGAAGCATCTATCTAAGGTAAGAACACTACATTCATTTAGATGAGTCTAGTGTTCCGTGGAGGAAAGTGGATACAGATTGAGGCCCCAGCTGATCCCTTGTGGTCTCGCCAAGATCAGTTGGCTTATGCAGCAGCTGCAGCTACTATGGGAGAAGTGCATGCAGAAGCTCTTATTCACACGAGGCTTCACCCTGGTCTAGCATATCATTGGTCTCGGGGAAACAGCATCACTCCCCAAAGTACAAAGAAGAAGACCAGCGTGTGAAAGAAGAAGCCGGTGGCCGTGGGGCAGCCGCCGGCATCCGCGATAGTAAGGAGCCATCCGAAGACACGCTGTGTCATCTTAAAGGTCTCAGGGTTCGCGATGAGGAAAAAGATAAGGGTGCTATAAAATGCATACTTCGCTTTGAGGTAGATATTAACAGGCATTCTACTTGGTGCTAGAATACTTTTTCTGGGTTTTTCTTAGCGCGCTCCGTTTTCTTCTGGGTGTATATCTGCCACTGTGTAAAACCCCCTTATGGGTTTTATTCTTTGAGATTGCGCGCCGTTTTCTGGTTCGGCGGCCGCCGCCTTGTCCTCTTAGTATTTTTAAGTATATCTCTGGATTATAAAGTTTTTTAGATTTTATTATATCTTTTTCTTCTTCATCTAGTTCTATATGTTTTAATGATGAGCCATTATTTCTACGGATATCTTCTCGAATTTTATTCATCATAGCGATACCAGGGGACGATTGTAGTTTTGATATTGACAGCAAGTGATTCGCGAGTTGGTGAGGTGGTTCAAGATTAGACTTTAAGTTCTTTAGGCAAATAACCCTTCTATCACGCCACAAAGCTATTTCATTTTCAGACAACTCGTTTCCTTTAGCTAATGACAATGAGATGCTAGGAGGAAATACACATAAGTTCGCTGCTTGAACTGTTTCATAAGAAATAATTTTTTCTTCTGCTATTTTTAATTCTTCTATAATAGCAAGAGCTGCTGCATCTGCTTCTGCAGGTTCTGCTGCTGTTTCCGCAGCCCGTACCACTCCTTGAGAACCTGGTTGTAATATAGCTAAATATATAAAGGGATTATAGAGTCTTTTATTTAGTATTAAATTACTTTCTATAGAATCGAGTTTACTCTTCACACGAATACCCCCCTTTATAAGTGTTATTTGCTTATGAATTTCTTTAACTAGTTCATCAACTCCTTTGTAAGGTGGATCTCTTCTATATTTATGAAGAACTTTATTCCGTATACTTTCTAAACATCCTATCCTAGCATTACGCCAGATGGTTATTATATTTTCTGATATTAAGTCAGAAGATATAAAATTATCTAGGTCTATCTTCGCTTGTAAACTAGCGGGGAACTTACATTCATCAGGATTATTAATGATATTTTCTATATTTGTGAGTACTTGATCTTCTGAAGGATTTTCTTCTTGTGCCGCCTCGGCCTCAGCAGCACCTTCCCCTTCCCCTTCTCCTGCACATCTACCTTTATACCATTCTGAAACATTCCATATGTTAAATAGAGTATATTCGTACTCGTAATCGAGGATGGTTTGATCTTGGCTATTTGTATAATTATATGTATTTCCACTTTTTTCTATAGTAGGCTCTAACTTTCTATTCTTAAACCCAGGAAGCCCAATATTTTCTATAATATTAGTCTCTTCTAGGCAAGAAAGTTTGCTGTTTATAATCCTCTTTAGTTCTTCAAAATCAAATGTGGTATTCTTTAGTTTTTCAAAATCATATTTGTCATTATTATCTTTAAATTGTATACCAAAGGGAGCGAAACTATAATGCGCAATCATGTTTTTGTGTAGTTTAATCAATATCTTTGGAGCTGTACTTGGCTTTATTTCTATCGGTGTCGGAATTAATCTGAGCTTATTTGAAAGCCTTGATACAGCATGGATAATTTTTTTAGGGCCAGCAGAAAGATTGTCTATATTTATAAAACCTATATATAATGCATACAGTATCAAATTTGCAAGATCTAAATCTTGCATACCACAGTCTGTATTTTGAGTTATTTTTCCATTATACCAATCAGTAAAATCATGTTCTAACGAAAAACTTTCATCTTCTTGGGTGATCGCCTTTAGAAAGAAGTTTGTGTAATCATATCTTATAGGTTTACCACTATATAATCCAGGGAGGATACTAGGAATCACTTTATTCTTTACCAGTTTGAATCCAGGTATAGATCCAAGTATTTCCTTTTTGTTGCGGCCGCATTTTAACCATCGATCAACAACTATTTGGATTTCATCTACAATTCCAGCGTGTTTTCCCCCTGGAAATGTACCATCTCGATTTTTTATTGTTTCCAGTTGATAAACTTCACCTGACTTTAATTGATTATTATTCGGCTTGTTTGTTCGAATACAAAATGGACGAAGTCCATAGTATCTTGCAAGGTATCGATCTAATACAACATGGGGCCTCTTTGCTGCAGTGGCAGAAAGTTCTTGCACTGTACTATTAAATTCACCATCACATATCAATTTGTTGCTATTTATTCTTGCTACATATTTCGTAAGTACTTTTATAAGTATATTCTTCTTCTGTATTTCTTCTTCATTTCCTATAAATCCTCCCCTTAATCTTTCCAAATATTCATTCGTTTTTGTAACTGCAGTATCAGGTGGACTGACAGTAATTTCTCCTTTTTCTATTATTTTAAACAGGATATGGTTTAAATATTTTACAAAATTATCATCAGCACCCGCACCATCAGCAGCAGCAGGAGCAGCAGGAGGACCTGCATCAGCAGGAGGACCCGCCTCAGCACCCGCACCATCAGCAGCAGCAGGAGCAGCAGGAGGACCTGCATCAGCAGGAGGACCCGCCTCAGCACCCGCACCATCAGCAGCAGCAGGAGGACCCGCCTCAGCACCCGCACCATCAGCAGCAGCA